CTGGGTGCCAAAGCCACTGTCTAGCGGCATGTCAAACGTGATCGCCCCTTTTTTGATGATGTGGTGAAAAAAGGCAACCCACACGCTGAACTGCGCTTTGTCCAGGATCAGCGTCACTTGAAATTGCTGCGGCCCACGGTCGTAGTCCAGGGCGTAGCGCGGCGCACCGCCGGCTACATCGGTGCGCAGCACACCCCCCGGGCCGCCATGGCTGTAGGCGGCCACGGTGGGCCGCATGTGGTTTGGGAGTACAGGGTTGGTCATGGGGTGGCTTTATCGGCTGCGCGCGGCGGCATAGTTGCGGCCCATGGCGCGGCTGGTGCGGCTGTTGGGGTCTGACAGGGCTGCGGCATTGGCGTTGACGGCCTCCTGAATGATCAGCGCGCGCTCGGTGGGGCTGATGCGCTGCTCGGTCACCTGGCCAATGCGGGCGCTGGTGTTGTTGACGATGGTCAGGGTCATGGGGGCGCCCGCACCACCCAGCGCGGAATTGGGGATGATGTTGCCGCTGCCCGTGGGTCGGAAAATCTCAGGACCTTTTTCGCCCACCAGGAAGGCGCCACCATTCCAGACCGGGCCCCCTTTTTCACGGGCGCCCGCCAGTGCGGTGCCCGCCACCAGCCCCGCCGTGGCGTAACCCATGGCGCGGGTCAAGGTGGCGTAGCCGGCGCCGGCAGCAATACCAGCAGCCAAAATAGCCGGGCCAGCGGGGCCAGCCAGGGCCGCAGTGGCTCCAGCGGATGCGATCATGCCCGCCTGCGCGGCAGCGGCGGCCACCTCGGTGTTGACGATGATGGTGGCCACCTGAATGGCCTTTTGGGCGAAAAACACAGCTTTGCCAAGGGCGGTTTGATCAAGCCCCGCCTGGCGCATGGCGTCATACAGCTGGCCGGCTGATGACTGTGCCAACCCCAGCATGGCCTGCGTGGAGGCGGTCTCCATGCTTTTCATGTTTTCTTTGTGTCGGGTGTTTTCTTGCTCGATCAGGCTGTTGGCGAGCGCCACGTTTTCAAACTTCTTGTCATGGAACATCTGCAAATTACCCAAAATCAACTCATGGGCAAATTGCTGCTGGTCCACATCACTCATGAGGCCGACTTGGATGGCCTGGACATTGGCCTCATTGCGCTGAACCGCTGCGGCATCTGCTTTACGCAAATCGTCCATGACCTTGAATCCGTCCATGTCGGCTTGGATGGCTTCTTTTTTAGCCCGGTCAGCCGCTCGCAGGGCGTCGATCTGAACCTGGTAGGCAATGGCCTGCTCTTTGTAAATAGCCGGGAACTTGCTTAAGCCCATTTGGTATTTGAGCAACTCGGCGCCGGCCAGTCCGTAGCTTTCAGTTTGTTCTTTGAGTTTGGAGACAAACCGCTGCGCATCTTCCTCAAGTTTCTGCGAGTCTGATTTTTCAGGCCGGCCAGTCGCAGCCGGTCGTGGCAGGCGCGGGGCTGATGGCTTCTTTGGGTCAACCGGCAAACCCTCTGATGTGACGACTGCGGGTAACGGGGCCATGACGCGGGCAATGAAGGCGTCGTGCTCTATGCGCGCGCGGGCCGCGTCTGCCTTCATGGCATCACTGATGGCAGTGAACCCGCTCAGGTCTCCGCTAGCAAGCGCAGCCAGTTGGGCGGCCATGCCACCAATCTCCGTACCCACACCTCTGAACGTATAGGCCACCTCAGAGCCAATGACCACAAATGTCTGCAAAACAACACGAGCGCTGGCTGCTGCGATGCTGAAAGCGTCTGATTCTTCAGCCGCGCGCAGGGTTTCATCGGCCACGGCCTGCAACACCGGCATGACGGCAGCGGTCAGGGTATTGGCAAAGCCTTGCTGCTGGAGCTGCAGCTTGCCCATGGTGTCATTGAAGTTGTCGGAGGCGTTGGCCAGCTCGGTAGTGATGCCGCTGTATTGCTGCGCATAGACGATGTTTTCGCGCATGGCGGTGCCGCCATCGTTGAGCACCGGGATCATGTCCGCGCCCGACTTGCCCATCAGGGCCATGCTCAAGGCCACTTTTTCAGGGCCGTCTGCATAGGTAACAAATTTGTCGGCCATTTCGGCCATGACGACATCGGCTGATTTGAGCTTGCCGCCAGCGTCAAATACGCTGATGCCCAGCGCCTTAAAGGCTTCGGCCTGGGCGGGTGTGCCGCTGGCCGCCTCGGCAATGGACTTGTTGAGCTTGCCCGCTGCACCCACCATGCTGTCCAAGCTGCCCCCGGCCTGACTGGCGGCAAAGCCCAAGCCGTTCAGGGTTTCAACCGCAATGCCCGTTTTTTGGGCCATGTCGCGCAGGTTGTCAGCGGCGTTGATGGTGTTTTGCACCAGCAAGCCCAAGCCAGCGGCGGCGGCCACACCCATCACACCCATGGCCGTGCCCACCATGGCTGCATCTTTTTGCATCTGCACCATGGCCTGCTGCGTGGAGCTGCCAGCCGTGCGCATGTCCGCCTGGAAGCGGGCAATGTCTGCCTCTAATTTGATGACCAGGTTGTTTGCCATGGGGTGCGCTTAAAGTGGGGTCTGGTCCGGGGTGGGTTTGGGGGCTATGCCAAACAGGGCGGCGCGCAGCAGGTTGCTATGCGCCACGGGGTCAGGCAGGGCCTGCGGCTCAGGGTCTGGCGCGGTCTCGCCGGGCGCCCAATAAATAAACTCGTCAGGCTTGTAGGGCTCGGGCCTCGATTCGGTGTGGCGGTTGACGTTGGCCAGCAGCGCGCAGGCTGTGCCATGGCGCAGGTCTGCAATGTGGTCGCCAAACGGTTCCAACTGGTAGTAAGCCAGCCATTCAGTGAATTCCGCGCTGCTGATTTCATGCTGGGCCTGCCGTACCGATTTGCCAAGCTCTTTGGCTAAACGAAACCAGAATCTGCGCTCTGGCCGCTCCCGGAGTTTTTTTCGGCGGCCTCCACGGCGCCACCACCCAAGCCATTGAGGCGCATGGCCACAGCGGCGGGGGCGTCCAGGCTGGCGGCGGCTTTGGCTTGTAGCGCAGCCATATCAGCGGGGGTGAACAGGCGCTGGCCTGATTCATCCACGCACGCAGCCACCAGCAGCGCGGCAGAAAACTTGCCGATGGGCACGCCCGCGTCCCCTTCGGTGGCGGCAATGCTGGCCCGGAATTCGTCGCGTTCGGCGCCGGTCATGGTGCGGATGCGCACGGTGCCGCCCCAGGCGGGCACGGCCACGTCTTCGGTCTTGAGGTCCAGGGCGCCAAGAATGGCGCTTTTTGTGAGCAGCGTCATGTGCATCAAGCCCAAGCCACCGGGCCACTGATCTTGCAGTCAAAGTTACCTTTGAGCAAGGCATTGGTCCCGCCTGCAGTGGGCACCGACTTGACCAGCACCACAAAGGTGGCCACGGCTGCATCAGGCAGGGTGAGTTTGAGGCCGGTCAAGGCGCCACTGACTCGTGCGGCGCGCAGGGCTACCTGGCCAGCGTCTGCCACCAGGCGCTTGGCTTCAAAGCTGAATTTACCTTCATCGACCAAGCCATTGATGTATTCCATGGCTGTGCTGTCGAGGTCGGTGGTGTCGATGTCGCTGGCGGCGCCGTCCATGCCGCTGAACGACTGGACGCCGCTGATCTTGACCCAGGTGGGTGAGCCGGTGGTGCCGGTGTTGACGTGCAGCGTGCTGCCTTGGGCGGAAATTCCAGACATGATGATGTGTCCTTATGTGGGGTTGATGAGGTCGGGTGCAGTCGGGTGCACCAAATACGTGGCTTGCCACACCTGGTCGCGGCTGGCCAGCAAGCGGTCACCGTCGCCGTTGACCTCGGTCTGGCTGCTTTGGATGTACATGCCCAAATGCGCCAGGGCCTTGACGGCGGCACTATTGGCAATGGCTTTTTCAACAGCCACACCAAAGGCCCGCGCATCCGAGGCTGCGCTGGTGCTGTGGCTGGTGGCGCAGTGGATGGCAATGGTGCTGGTGCGCTGCTGGGTGTCGTCCAGCTCGATGACTTCGGAGGCTTCGCCCCGGTCTTCAATCAGGATGGCGGGCACCTCATTGGGCTGCAAGCTGTCCACCCGGTCAATGTAGACGCGGGCACCGGCTGCCGTGCTGGCTGCAATCAATGCAGTCTGCAAAGCGGTCATGATTTGATCGGTAGCGCTGGCCATGGCTCAGGTCCGCAGTTGCAGGCGGGTGACGCCCGTGCCGTCGGGCATGGACTCCACCACCTTGTAAGTGACTGCCCCCACCACCAAAGACAAGCCGATGACCGGGGCGGGTACTGCAGCGCTGGCCAGCGTGAACACCGGTGCGCTGCTTGCCATGCCCATGGCCAGGGCTTGTTCGTCAAAGCCGTTGTCGAAGATGCCCACCACGGGCGCACCGCCAAGGGTTGCCGGGGAGGCAA